GTTACTGTTGTTGCCATGGGAAAGGGATCTTCCCCGTCGTATTATGCGACGCGACAGGACGATGAAGTTCGTCCTGTCTTGCCACCCGGCACTATTGTGACGTGTGGCCCAGTCTGCCCCCTGTATTACAAGGGGTCGACTGTTTCGCTGTTTTACAGCGATAAGCACGAGTTTCGTACCGTGTTACCGGCTCTTATGAGCCCCCTCCTTTGCTTCTGCGGTCGTCGCCCGACGCATGAACGCTTCTATCAAGGAGGGTTTCGGCCGTTGTGTTCGACGTGTGATCCAGTTTGGACCGTCTACGTTCGCACGGCCAGTGTCTGCACCCATCGATGCGACATTTGCTACAAATCGACTATGAGAAGTGTTGTGTTTGTACCACCCAAGTGCGAACCCGCATGCACTTGTCCGCCCGGTGTCATCGTGATGAGCTCTTGCTCAGCCGCTTGTGATGACCGGTCGACGATGATGCCCCATTTTCGAGGCATCACTTTGGTCGTTGACAGCAAACCACACACAGCTGGACAGGTTGTCATCGCCCGCGTCAGCGGTGAGGCATCTATGCCTGGACCTCTCCGCACGCTTTTGAGCATTCTTTGTGTTCATGTCACCATTGCACATGGCCAAGACATTATTGACCAGACCAGTGGTGAGGCGTCGGGGCCTGGACCTCGCCGTGGTGGTGAGAAGAAGGTGGCTGCTGAAGCTACCCGGTTGGCTGCTCAGCTTCGTGCGGCAGCGAAGGCCCCAACCAAGAAGATGACACCCGCCAAGGCTGCTCGCAAGGCAAAGCGTTTGGTCAAGCAGAAGGTGTCCAAGAGGACCCGAAATGTGAACCGGGATCGAGGATTGCGGGACTTGACTGTTGTGCCCCGTCAGGCCAATGTCTACACGGTTGCTCCTAGTGGGGTTGATTTTGTTAGGAATAACATGACGCTCCGCCTCAAGCCGTTTTCAGGCAATGGGCACGCGTTTGCGTTTTTGAGCGCGCTACCTCTCACATTGCCTGCCATTGAGTCCGCACTCGTTGAGGGTGCTGGAGCTAATGAGTTGCTCACTGATTTCTCCATCTACAACAACGCCGCTGCTACTAGCTTGAAGTTCAGGTTCGAGCGATTGCCAAATGATTTGGTTGGCGGTGTTGTTGCGGCGTTCGTTGTTCCGGCTGGTGTTGAAGTGCCCAACTCCCCTCAAGAGATGGAGCACTGGTGGAACATGGAATTCCACAAGAACAAGAAGATCCATGAGACGACTCAGCTGAATTTTGGTGATAAGAAGAAAAATTCGGCCACTCTCATCATTCCGATTGTGCATGGGCTTCGCCAGAAAACCACCATTAATTATGGGACGCTTGTGATGTTTGTTCTTGCCCCTCTTATGGTTCCACAGCTGGTTGCCACCTCTTCTCAGCCCGGCACTGCCCCTGCTGGGTTTTATGCCGGTGATATTGTCCAGCCTATCGTTGAGATGAATTTTAATTTCTCTCAGCGTATTCCTGTTACTGGGGCGATTACTCTTCCCGTTCGCTTGGATGGTGCAGGTCATTGGGACCGCACCACTGGCACTGCGACCGGTGCCACCAATCCCGCTGTTACCGTTACCCCCAGTGCTCAGTCTCAAACGAATGCCGATGCTGCGCAGAATCTTGCGGACACTTCGGAGACGCGCACTGGTTTGTGGAAAGTCATGACCTATAATGGTGTTTCCATTTATGCTCAGTTGTTTGGCCTCATTTGCACTGGGATCCAAATGTTCTTTGACGGGCCTATTGCCATCGAAACTTATCCGCTTGCGGTGGCATTTGCTGAAGCTGTCATTGATACTTTTGGGAATTGGTTTTTTGCTACCAAGACTGGCTCCTCGTTTTCCGACGATGCCGCCAGTCAGAGTATGGGGGGCGCAGTTGCGCGCTCGCAGTCTCTTGGACCTGCTGGTCTTCCCAATACCAATGGTCCTGCTGGTGGTGGAAAACTCATTCCTGGTATGGTCCAGGCAGTTTTTCAGAATGGTTCGGGCAAGGGCAACCCAACGGCACCCACCGTTGCCGCTAAGACGACTCCATGGAATAGTGATCAGGGTCTTGCTATGAGTGAGCTTTTCAATGCGCTTGCTCCCGCTGGGCTCACACTGTTTCAGCTCTTTCAGCCATATGCTGGCACTAGTGGTGTGCCCAATGCCTCCGCTGGTTCTGGTTTGTGTGAGATCCCTGAGATGGAAACAACGCCCATGATTCTCACGGTTGCTGGCCCCGTTTTGTCGGCAGCTACCCCTGTTGGTTCTGTCGGCACAGTTCCTTCCCCAACGCGTACTGACTTCATTATGGGTGTTGACCACAGCAATGTCACTTTGTCGCGTTTCTTTACCGCGTATACTTGGGATCCTGCTGGGAATTCTGGTGCCCTTGATGCTTCTGGGACTGTGTTGAGCCTTACTTGTCTCGCGGCAAGTAGTGCGGACTGGCAGGCGTTTGTCGCTAGCCTTGGAATCACTTCGCAAGTCGACGTGGATGGAAACATTCTTCCGTTTCGGTTGCGAGTGTTTTTGCATCTTGTTGGATATTCTGCTGTGCAGTCTAGTGCTGACGCTGCAGGAGATGTTGTTTACGTCACCACCAGCGATACGTTGTCCAACCCCACGTTTACCCCTTTCGCTGGAGCTGGCGATGGTGTTTACACTATGCCTTTATGCTGGGATGTCGACATTGGACCTTCGGCCGTTACCGGCCTGTCGACTCCCACCATTGTGCCGCTTACTTGTCGGGGCACCTATGACAGTGATGGGCGGCGTGTGGATGTCAGTTCTGCTCTGATCGGCATTGCACCAGTTGCTGACACGCTTCTCAGTTCTTACTGGATCGCACACGTTTGGAACGCGTATGGCACTGCCCCGGTGTCTGCTCCTTTGTTTGCACCACCGGCGCCTGCTTCCTTGCCATCCACGCGACAGTTGGAGGATGATGTTCTCCATCGGCTAACTGCCATGCTTCGTGAGTCTGTCCACAGTCCTGGTGAACATGGGCAAGATGTCATTGGTCGCACTAAAGGTGAAGCCACTGGCCCTGGGCCTGGCATTGATCCTTTTCTTGGTGACGATTATGAGCTTTGCCCTGGTGATGGCACTTGTCTCCGCACTTTTGATGCCATCATGCTTCATCGTGGCTTGGACCGTTGTTTGCCTGCTCAAGTGTCGGGTGATGTTTACGATTTCTCCTCGTTTGAGTCTGCGTTCCCACTCGATCTGAC